CAACAATTAATTCTAATATAAATTTAATACGAGGTGAAAAATTATATTTTGAAAGTAATATTGACTGGTTAGAAATGAGACGAATTACAAAAAGATATAATTATTCTGGACCAACAGCTAGAATAAAAATAGCAAAAGGAATATATTATAAAATTGGTAGTATGAGTGTTCAACCAATTACTGAAGATGTATATAAATTAATAGATTCTGGAACAATTTATATTACTAATAAACGTATTATATTTATAGGTAAAAAAGTAAATAAAACAATTAGATTAAATAAAATATTAAATATTATGTCATTTAGTAATGGCGTTGATATACAAAAAGATTCTGGAAGAAGTCCTTTTTTAAGATTTTATAATGATATAGATTTATTTTCTATGATATTAATTAGAGCAATGAAAGATTATTAAATATTATAAATACCATCACCTTCATTTGAACTTTCAATACTTATATGTTGATAAATACCATCTGGATCTCCTTTTTTCTTATGTAACTCTCCATAACCTCTAGCAATTCCGCGTTTAAACACTTCAGTAAAATATGCAAATGCGTTATTTGATTTTGTAATATCAAAATTGCGCCAATTTGCAAACATGTCTAATAATCCTGTTTGCATACAGTCATCTTTATCTGTTGGATTATAATAATGCATTTTTCTAATTGTTCTAAGAGCAAGAAGTTGAAACATTTCTTGTGCTTTTGATGTTAATTCGTTTTGTTCTTTAGATACTAGTATTTCTTGAAGTAAATCTTTATTTTTTAAATATTGTTTAGCCACATTATAATATTATTTTTTAATAGGTACTTTTCGTACTAATATTGTACGCGACGATATTTTGTTAAAATGCAACTAAATATATAAATAAAGTAAAATATGTTTAAACGTTTTTAATGCAATAAATATATTATAAATATAAAAATATTTTATTTTGTTTCATTTTTATATATTATATTTTTTGTATTTTTTTCAATTTTTTTTGAATGTGATATAAATATAATATATAATAAAAAATAATTTAATATAATGAAAAGACTTAAATCTTTTTCAACTTTTTTAAATGAAAATAAAAAAGATCCATCTGCTAAAATTAGAAATCGCGGAGATGTAGTTTTTCCAGCGAATAGTAAAAATGTTACAGATGACAAAGATCATTTTCCTATTAATTCTATAGTACAAGCTAGAAACGCTTTAGCTAGAGCAAATCAGTTTTCAAAATCACCTAAATGGTATAAAGGAACAATTGTGTCACTTGTTAAAAAAGTTGCTAGTGCAGTTAAAAGAAAATATCCTTCTATAGATGTATCTGACGCAGCTAAAAATCCTGGCAAAAATTAAAGTTTTTTTAGAAATAGCCATATCTTGATATATAATAAAAATATATTATGTATTAAGATATGGCATCTAATGCTCGACCTAATAATCCTAGCAAGTATCATCAAGGATATTATAAACTTCAAAATCCTGAAAAGTACGTAGGTAATCCTAATGAAATAATTTATAGATCATCATATGAAAAACGTTTTTGTTTTTATTGTGATTTAAATCCAAAAGTATTAAAATGGGGTAGTGAAATTATAACTATTCCGTATGTAGATCAGTATGGCAAAACTAGACAATATCATATAGATTTTTATGTCGAATTACCTGGTTCTAATAAACGCGGACCACACAAACGTTTATTAATAGAAGTTAAACCACAAAAAGAAACTGTACCTCCACAACGTCCTACTAGATTAACTGCAAAATTAGTTGAAAATTGTAAATATGAGTTAGAAATATATCAAAAAAATTTATCAAAGTGGATGGCGGCTAAACAATACGCAGTAGACCATGGATTAGAATTTGTAATTGTAACAGAAAAACACTTAAATATGATTAAATAAATTACACTAAGTCGCTTATTGTAACAAGCTCATATGATGACGCATCAGATTTAAATAATTTAGTTAATATTATATCAATATCATATATGTTATCTCCTGTAATTTTATATTCATCTAAATTTTCTAATCTTTTGTAATTATATTTATATGTTATTTTATTAAATCCAATTTTTTGTATTTCATCTATAAGTTTTTGCGGATATCCATTTGTTACATATATTACTTTATTTTTTTTACGAATTATATTAATATTATAAACAGGAGCAACATATGTTAAATTATCAAAAAATTCTCCAAATATATTTAAAGTATAAATATTATTCATAAAATATGAATTAATTACTAATTTACATCTGATATTGTAATTACTATTTTTTAACTTTTTAATTTCAAATTTAATTGCAAATGTAAATTTTAGTTTTTTTAAATATGTTGACTCAGACTTCATATTAAATATATAATTAAATATTATAAAGTTTTAATGGGAGTTATATTAAATAAATTATATGAACGTCAAAAAAAATCTAATAAACCAATTACTGAAGAAGCTACTATGTGGTTAGTTAATAATTTAAAAAAACCAGATAATACTACATTTAAAGTTATTTCTCCAACAGATATTAAAATTGGTAAAATATATTTTTTATTTTATGATTTAGATTCCGCATTAAAATCTTCTAAAATGGAACAATATAGTCCAGTATTTGTTATAAAAAATACGTTTGTTCAAAACAAACCAATATTATGGGGACTTAATTTTAATTTTATGCCTGAACGAGCAAGAATTATGTATTTTGATAAAATAATTGATAAGTTTTTTAAAGGAGTAATGAGCACTAATGCAGAAATAAAAAATATGAATGATGTAAAATCTTTAGATGTTACGTTTAATGGTGTATATAGAACATTAGCAAGTATTGGATTTGAATATAGTATTCGTGAATATAGAATTGATTTAATTAATAAAGTATATGAAATAAATTTAAATGAGCTAGACAAATATATATCAATTGACACTGAATATTTTAGTAGTGTTGATCAAAAAAAATTATTAGAAATTTGGTTATCAAAATTAGATAAACAAAATGATAGATATAACAAAATTAAGTTAGATTTAATTAATAATTTTAAAATAATGTCAGATACATTAGAACATAGTTTAAGTGAATTAGAAAAAACTAAAGATTTTTTAACAAAAAAATAGTGTCATTTTTAGTAACACTATTTTTTAATACTACTTTTTATTTTAATAAATTTTTAGTATGGATTTGAAATATCAAAATTTAAACCTTTTTCTTGTAAAAGTTCAAAAACTTTATTTATAATGTTATTTCTATATGCATTTAAAGCTTCTTTTTCATTTGGATCTGTATAAGTTTGATACATTTGATTAATTGTTTCTGACACTTTAGAATGTAGTTCATCTTCATTTGTAATAGATCCAAATTTTAATAGTACTTCTACTATTTTTGTAGCTTTTTCTGCTAAAACGTTTATTATTGGATTTTCATCATTTACTTTTAGTAATTTTTTAGTTGGTTCTTTTTCTGCTACATAATTTTGTCCACCATCTCGTTCATAATTATAATCTTTATCTTTATCATAATATGGAGAGTTTTCATATATTTTAGAATATTCTATAAAGCTTTTAAGTTTTTTCATTGTCTAGTAACTTATCTTTTTAATATATATAAAAAAACAATTTTATAAAAATTGGCAGGTTATAATCCAAATACATATAATACAGCTAATGATCATGCTGTTTTAAAACAACAAAATCCAGGTTTTTTTAATAGACTATTAAGACAGCTATCGAATTTTGGAATGCGCTATGATGATATGGTTATTAAAAATGCTGTTGCAGTAGGTGCTAATCAAGTACCAACTCCTCCAGGCACAAATGACTTATACGAGGTATTTTCTAGAAATGCAGTGTCACGTTTAATGGAACAAAAAAGTATAAGTTATTTAGATCATTCGTATATTGAAAAAAGACGTATATTACGTGAATATAGTATGAAAGATAGAATTAAAGATGTATTAACTATTGTAGCAGATGAAAGTATTATTTATAGTGAAACAGAAAAATTTTGTACATCTAAAGAATTACCATCAACTATAGATGAAAATATTCGTGAGCGTTATACTAAAGTATTTAGTGATTTATATCAACGGTTTGGATTTATGGATGGATCAATTCCATGGAAACATTTTAAACGTTTTTTAATTGAAGGATATTTAGCATTTGAAATACTATATGATAATAGACAACGACATGTAATTGGAATACAGCTTTTAGATTCTGCAACATTGGTTCCTGCTATTGAACCAACTACTGGAGAGTCAACTTGGATTCAATTTCCTGATGATCCTACAATTAGACGTATATTATTAGACACACAAATAATATATCTATCATATAGTAATATGAGTGAATATACTGAAACATCTTATGTTGAAGGGTTAATACGTCCGTATAATCAATTGACATTAATTGAACAGGCCCGTGTAATGTTTAACATTATTCATGCTAGTATGCATAAACAATTTAAAATTCCTGTTGGAGGTTTATCTAGACAATTAGCAGAAGAGCATATTTCTAAAATGATTGCAGATTATAAAGATGAAGTAACATGGGATGACACTTTAGGAACAGTTCAAATAAATGGTAGTCCTCATATACCATATTCAAAAGAATATTGGTTTCCACAAGGCGAAGGAGCATCACCATCGTTTGAATTGATGTCACCTACTGGAGTTGATTTAAATGAAGATAAAACTATAAACTGGTTTTATAAAGGATTTAAACGTGCTAGTAAAGTTCCATTATCACGTTTTGATGATGCGACTGGCGCTGGATCTGTATATGGACCTACTATGGAAATTACGCGTGAAGAATTAAGTTTCTTTAACTTTGTTAGTAGATTAAGACAAATGTTTAAAGATATTATGCTTAAACCATTTAAAATTCAAATGATACTTGAATTTCCAGAATTAAAAGATGATGATGAGTTTTTATCTAATATTGATGTAATATTTAATGGTGTTAATTTGTTTTATGAATGGAAAACTTTAACAAATATGTCTAAAAAAGCGGAAATTTTATCAACATTGTCTAGTAATATAACTGATGCTGAAGGAAAGCCATTTTTTCATATTCAATATTTAGTTAAAAAAGTAATGAAAATTACAGATGAAGAATTAGCTGAAAATGCTAGATATAAAATGTTATATGGCCAGGGTTCAGCTTCAGGAGGTGGAATGGGAGCTGGACTCGGAGGCGGAATGGGAGGCGGAATGGGAGGTGACATTGGAGGTGACATTGGAGGTGGTGACATTGGAGGAGATTTAGGAGGCGATATCGGAGCTGGAGATTTAGGTGGTGATGTAGGTGGTGATGTAGGTGCAGATGCAGGTGGTACTCCTGATGTAGGCGGCGGAGATGCTGGAAATTTTGATTTTTAAAATAATATATGAGTGGGATAAGTATTTAAATATTTATCCCATTTAATTTATATAAAATTTTCATTAAAATCACTATTTTTATTACAAAAATGGAAAAATAACAGTTTATGAACAATATATATAATTAATAAATCTGAAAATTATTTGAAAAAAATATGAATAAAAAACCGGTTTTAATAGTTGAGCACTGTTCTAGTGGTCTTACACTATCAGAAAACAAAACACAAAAGCAAAAATACCTTATGGAAGGTGTTTTTACTGAATTCGATATTAAAAATAGAAATGACAGAATATATACTTCTAATGGATTTTTACCACATTTAAGTGAGTTAATTGAGCGCAAAAATCAACTTGGAGTACTTTTTGGTGAATTTGATCATCCTGATGTGTTTGATACTTCTTTAAGTCGAGTAAGTCATGTAGTTGAAAACGCATGGTATAATAAAGAAAAAAATCGCATTGATGGTCAAATAGTATTATTAGACACTCACTGGGGTAAAGAAGCAAAAGCAATTGTAAATGAAGGTTATCCAATTTTTGTAAGTTCTAGAGCAGCTGGAGTAACAGACTCAACTGGTAAAGTAGAATTAAAAAAACTATTTACATATGACTGCGTTGCAGATCCAGGCTTTTCATCAGCAAAAATGAGTTTAAAATCAGTAAATGAATCATTAGGATTTAATGAGGAAGCTCCATATAAAATTTATGAAGCTCCTACACAATTATATAAAAAATATTCTAAAGTCTTTGACTTAAGTAACGAAACAAAAACAAATGAATTATTTGAAATGAATAAAAACGATTTAGTAACTAAAAAACAATTAGTAGAGTATTCTGACTATTTAGTAAAAGAATTAAATAGTACTAAAAGTACTATACAACAATTAATTAAAGAAAATACGAATACAGACACAAATAAAAATCAGTTAACACAATTAGCAGATTATTATGAAGCACTTAATGAACAAAATGAAAAAGTAGTT